CAAAGACTCCAAGGTGTTACAAGAAATATACAGACGGACTGTAGAGCAAGTTGCGCTAGCTGCTCCAAGGGCATTAGCAACGGTTGAGCGATTGGCTGTCACCGCACGTAGTGAGAAGGTTCAGCTTGAAGCAGCTTCCGATCTGTTAGATCGTGCTGGTGTTAAGGCTCCTGACCGCGTTGACCACCGGGTTATGGGCGAGATCAGCGTCAACATCGACCTTGGTTCCTAGGGGTAAGTTACGTGATTTGCGCCCTGTACCTATCGGCCAATGCAAGGGGGGTGGGGGGCAAAAACGCAGGCTGTTTTGTAACGGGAGAACCTCTTTCTGTATTTTTCCCCTTAAACCTGCGGAGTGAATGATGGCCTACACGAAACCCGGACTCAGAGAGCGGATTAAGAACGCTGTGATGCGTGGGTCTAAGGGTGGCAAGCCGGGGCAGTGGTCTGCTCGCAAGGCCCAGTTATTGGCCCAGCGATATGAGAAGGCTGGCGGTGGTTATTCCGGCGGCAAGACGAAGAAGCAGGAGTCGTTGTCTAAGTGGACGAAACAGAAGTGGCGCACCAAGTCTGGTAAGAAGTCGCTAGTTACTGGCGAGCGTTACCTTCCTGAGAAGGCAATCAAAAAATTATCTCCCTCCGAATACTCGCGGACTAGTGCTGCGAAGCGTAAGGGGATGGCGAAGGGCAAGCAGTTTGTCCGTCAGCCTAAGTCTATTGCGGAAAAAGTTAAGCAGTATAGGAAATAGGGAATTTAATATGCCGATGGTTGGTAAGAAAAAGTATGGTTATGGTGCTAAGGGCATGGCTGCTGCAAAGAAAGAGGCCATGAAGTCTGGCAAGCCAATGAAGGTAACCAAGCCTAAGAAGAAGAAGAAGTGAAGCATGGCTAAGGATTATCGCCTCGTCAAAGCTGGTGTGTCGGGTTACAACAAGCCCAAGCGTACGCCCAATCATCCTAAGAAGTCTCACATTGTGGTTGCCAAGCAGGGCAGCTTGATCAAGACTATTAGGTTTGGAGAGCAAGGGGCCAAGACCGCTGGTAAGCCTAAATCTGGCGAGTCGGATCGCATGAAGAAAAAACGCGCCAGCTTTAAGGCTCGTCATGCTAAGAACATTGCGAAGGGAAAGATGTCTGCTGCATACTGGGCCAACAAGGTGAAATGGTAAATGGGCTATCCTCTCCGTCCTAAAAACTTAAAGAAGTCTGGTCTTAGTGACGATAACGTAGCTGCGATTCGTGATTTGCAGCGTCGTGTTAGTGCCTTGACCGAGGGGCAGCCTAACACAAACGGCGTTGGCGCACTCACTTGGGACGGAGATCGCGGCACTTACAACATTGCTGGCACTGGCGAGACATCGTTTAAGATTGGCGAGGACTTGGTGTATTATGCCAAGAACACCTCTGGCTCGGCCATTCCTATTGGCTCTTCGGTTATGTTTACTGGGGCGGTCGGCGCTTCTGGTCTGCTAACCTTTGGCTTGGCCGTTGCTGATGGCAGTGTCGATCCTGACTACATGATGGGTATTACTCAGCAAGAGATACCTAACAATGGATTTGGTTACATTAAGCACTTTGGTTTGCTGCGTGGTTTCCGCACTGATGGCGTACCGCAGGGCGAAACATGGTCTGATGGGGACTTGCTATACTTCGATGCGGCTACGCCGGGAAGTTTGACTAAAGTTAAACCTGTATCTCCTGCGATACACGAGCCTATCGCCGTGGTTGTTACGGCCTCGTCGGGCAATAGCGGGTCAATCTTTGTCCGCATGAAGGTTAGTGAAACCCTAGCCACACTGCGCGATGTGTATGTTAATGGCAGCCTCACTAATGGCGATGTCCTAATTTACGATGTAACGCAGGAAAGGTTTGAGGCTAACACCCTTACCGCTGGCGCAAACATTTCTATTACTAACGGCCCCGGCACAATAACGATTGGCAGCACTTCGACCGCAACTGTATCTAGCGTTGCGCTGTCTGCGCCAACTGGTTTTACTGTTTCGGGTAGCCCTATTACCACGAGCGGAACATTGGCTCTTGCTTTCGCGGCTGGCTATTCCTTGCCCACGACTGCCTCGCAAACCAATTGGGATACGGCCTACGGCTGGGGAGATCATGCTGCGGCTGGTTACCTTACAAGCGAGGCCGACCCTGTTTTTGTGGCAAGCCCCGCCTACGGGATCACGAATACTCAAATCTCTAACTGGGATACAGCCTATGGTTGGGGCGACCATGCGGCTGCTGGCTATCTTACTAGCTATACCGAAACCGACCCGGTGTTTGTTGCGAGTCCCGCCAATGGGATTACTGGCACACAGATTACTAATTGGGATACTGCATATAGCTGGGGCGATCACGCCTTGGCAGGCTATCTTACTAGCGAAACCTACACTGGAACTGTAACGAGCGTTAGCGGCACTGGCTCCGTTAACGGAATTACGCTTAGTGGAACTGTCACTACATCTGGTAGCTTGACGCTTGGCGGCACACTATCTGGTGTGTCTCTGACTAGCCAAGTGACGGGAACGCTGCCTGTCGGCAACGGCGGAACTGGAGCAACAAGCCTCACCTCTGGTTATCTAGTTAAGGGCAACGGCACATCGGCTGTCTCGGCTTCTGTTATTTACGACGATGGCACGAAGGCAGGCATTGGCACTACTTCTCCGGGTTATGCGCTAGATGTCGTTTCGTCGGACACCTCTTCTGGCTATGCGGCCCGCATCCGTTCCAACGCTACGGCAGCGAACGCAATCCTGCAATTTACGGATGCTGGCGCTACCCAACAGAATGGTGTTTTGGCGACTAATGATTCTGGCTTCCTAACCATTCAAGCTGACGGGGCGGCAAGCGTTATTACGCTACGCACTAATGGCAACGAACGCGCTCGGATTGATAGCGGCGGCAAGTTGCTTGTTGGCACAACGACTGGAACAGCCGCTTCCGTCAGCGGAAAATTGCAAGCCGAAAGCGAAATAATATCTAAAGGCTCTCTGGCGGGGTTCTTTTTTGAAAATCGCAGCGGCGGCGTAACGTCAGGTTCTAACTGGTTTGGCTGGTATAACAGTGGCGGCACGACCTATTTTTATAATCCTGCCGTTGGCAATATCGCCTCGATCAACTCTGCCACTGGCGCTTACACTGCGTTGTCTGATGAGGCCAAAAAGAAAGATTTCGAGTCATCTGACATTGGCCTAGATGCGATTTTGGCTCTTCAGCCCAAGCTGTTCCGCATGGCTACTGATGAGGCTGATAGACCTAAGCAGCTTGGTTTTATCGCGCAAGAAGTGAAAGACCATATTCCGCAGGCGTATGTCGAAGAGACGAGCCAAGATGTGTCTGGCGAGGATGCCACCTATATTGGCATTAATGATCGACCCATTATTGCCGCGCTTGTAAAAGCAGTGCAGGAATTGTCCGCTCGGATCACTGAATTAGAGGAGACTCAGACATGAGTTTTACAAGCACGATCTCTTGGCCTGACAGGCTTCGGCTTAGGCAAATTGTAAAGAAGTATCACCTTCGTCACTACCCTACTGACAAGCTTACTGATGTAGAATGTGATAAGTTAATTGATGCTTGGGGCGCTGAAACGGCAGGAAAGCTTATTAAGCAAGCGGTAGATCAAGGAAAGTTTTAGTGGCTGGCCTGAACTACAAGCCGGGCGGAGAAGTTTTGCGGAACTTCATGCTCGATGATCATTTCTTTAGAGGGCTGCGTGGGCCTGTTGGCTCTGGAAAATCAGCCTGTTGCGCTATCGAAATGTTTCGTCGCGCTCTTGCACAGGAGCCTAATGCTGATGGAATCCGAAAAAGTCGTTGGGCAGTGGTACGTAATACTAACCCGCAATTACGCACGACCACAATTAAAACGTGGCTTGATTGGTTTCCTGAAAACGTTTGGGGCAAGATGCTTTGGCATCCACCGCCGTACACTCACCATATCAAAAAAGGCGATCTTGATCTTGAGGTTATTTTCTTGGCGCTTGATCGTCCTGAAGATGTAAAGAAACTGCTATCTCTTGAACTTACAGGTGTATGGATAAACGAGGCACGAGAAGTCCCCAAACAAATAGTCGATGCTTGCACGATGCGCGTAGGACGCTTTCCATCTATGAAAGATGGCGGGCCTACATGGTACGGAGTTATCGCAGATACAAACGCTCCAGATGAAGATCATTGGTGGCCTATCATGTCAGGCGAAGCACCACTGCCAGATCATGTCTCAAGGGAAGAGGCTTTGATGTTGGTTAAGCCAAATACATGGGAGTTTTTTACGCAGCCGGGTGGCATGGTTGCAGAGGTAGATGGCGAGGGAAATGTCTTAGAGTATAAGAAAAACCCCAAGGCAGAGAACATTAATAACCTAACCCCAAACTATTATCCTGATATTATTACAGGTAAAACAAAGAGTTGGATAGATGTTTACGTTTTGAATAAACTAGGGAGTTTGTCTGATGGAAAACAAGTTTATCCAATGTTTGACGAAACTGTTCACGTTTCTAAAGAACCCATTATTCCTACTCCCGGGCATCCTATTATTGTCGGTCTTGATTTTGGCCTTACTCCCGCTGCTGCTTTTTGTCAGTCTGTTAGAGGTCGTTGGTACATACTCCACGAACTTGTGGCGCAAGACATGGGCATTGTTAGATTCTCTGAAGTTTTAAAGCAGGAGATGGCTCAGAGGTTTCCCGGCTCTCAGTTTATTGTATACGGCGATCCGGCTGGCGATTATCGCGCACAAACGGATGAACGCACACCATTTCAGATATTGCGGCAGGCTGGGATCAAAGCCTATACCGCACCAACGAATGATCCCGCCTTGCGAATAGAGGCAGTGGCAACTCCTTTGAATAGAATGGTGGATGGGCAAGCTGGGTTTATGATTGACCAGCGTTGCGGAAATTTAATTAAGGGCTTTCGCGGTGGCTATCATTACCGCAGGTTACAAGTATCGGGCGCTGCGCGGCATGAAGAACGTCCCGATAAAAATAAGTTCTCGCACATACACGACGCATTGCAGTACGCATTGTGTGGTGGAGGCGAAGGCCGCGCATTAACAACTGGGCGAACAGATACTAGACCTGTAAATGCAAGAAGTGCGTTTGATATATTTAGACGACCTTCTGCTTTGCGTTCTAAATCTTTTTAGTCCATTGATAAACAATTATGCTTTAAGCATCGGTTTGGTTCGGAGTAGTATACATGTGTTTTAAAAAACCTAAAATGCCTGCGCCAACAGCAGAAGAACTTGCTGCCGAGCGAGAATTGAAACAGCAGCGGGAAGCCCTAAAGGCACAACTTGCTAGTGAAAAAGCCGAAGCTAAAGAACGTAGAACACGCGAGGCTATTTCTCGTGCGTCTGGAAGTTATGGCTTTCGTTCTTTG